GGAACAAATACAGTTGAAACAATTAATTGATCTTCACTTACTGATGGTGTAACTGGATGCTGGCTTTCTTCGCCTTTAATAATTTTTGATCTACCGTATGAATCAAATACAATTGCATCTACACGAGCAAGATAACTTTCAACGTCAGAAGTAATTGCTGATTTCAAAGCCGGTACTAGGAAGTCACCGGTGAACGTAGCAACGTTAGTTACTGATGTTGCGGGTGTTCCGGCCGAAGCAATACTTGCATCAGTATAATCTACATTAACGTCTTTATCAGCATATGGTCTGAAATCAATACAATTTCTTAATTGATATAACTCACCGTTAGTTCCTTCGTAACTATCGATATCAGAAGATCTTACGAAACCTGACGGTAATACTGCTGAATCATCATCAACGGGATAACTGTCTATTGTAAAGAAGTGAGAACCCTGTGAAATATTACGTTGGTAAGTACCAAGTTTAATAACTAATTGCTGACCATTCTGTGGTTGTGGACGACCTGCGATATATTCAAGATATGAAATATCATAGTAATGATCGTTTTGACCTGTGTGTAATTTAAAGCTATCGGTAAAATCTGTTCCACCAGGACCAGTGTCGATGCTTACAATTTTATATACATCAGGGAATCCTAAACTATACTTTGTAGCATTAGTAGCATAATTAATTTTAACGTATACTTCTTTTGCTGCTTTAGGATGTGGTTCTGCGTTTGTTAATCTCTTATTGAAATATACAGTTGCACCAGGAGATGAAACACCTGGATCTAACGCAATAGTCATTACTGAATTGTTTAATGTTTTGGTAACGCTTACAACATTGATTTGTGTATTTGTTGTATCTACTACAATCATATCGTCTTGGTGAACTGCAAAGTCTTCGTCAACTCCAGCAACAAGTTCGATTTCATCGTTATTAACATTAACTAATGCGTTCGCTCTTATAGGAATAACCATATCATCCAGCGATTTAATATATGGTGTGCCCGTGTCGAATACAACTGGTGTCTTAGTAATTTCTTTTACTTTATCATTTCCAGCTACTGTAATCTCGCCGCCTTCGCCAACCACTTTTACAACTTCACTGAATGAATTTGGTGCAGTCATTTTAACGCCGCACAAATAAAGTCTCGTAGGTGTCATGTTCTTAACATAACCAGAACCGATTGTACCACCTACACTATTTTTAAGCTGCACTGTTGCATAATTGGTATCAACTGTACCAGAAATTGCTACAACATCTACATAACCACCGTAATCAATTGAAGTTGCTTGGTTTTGTTGAATAGTAGTATTAGCTACTTCATCAATAGTAAAGTCTACCTTACCGCCGTTTTCTACTCGGAAACCTTTGATATATGCCGTACCTTTACCAACAAGTGCGGTAAGGTTATCGTTTCTACGATCCATATCAATTTTAAAGCTATCAAGAATATAGTTACCTGATTCTTCGTATGTTCTCTTTGCCATTTCATCAGCAATAGAATTAAATTGAGCAACGTCACGAAGAGTAACTGCTGAGCCGTTTTGATAACGAATCAGTGTAAAGAATACTGGATCAACATCAGCAGTCGCTGTAGGTTTAACTACAAGAGTTGGTATCATCTGAAGTCTATCAGCGCCTGGAGCATTGAAGTTATTTGAACCAAGAGCGTTATCATACAACGATGAATCTTGTAAAGAACTTACAAGTGATTCAGCAACTTCGTAACCAACCGATAAATCGTCAGGTTGATCGTTATATTTTGATACAACTAATGTTTGATCTTTTGTAAATAAGAAATGGCCTTTCTGGAAAACAACACCAGCACTTGCGCGAATACCGAATGATTTGCCTGCTGGGTTTGTTTGCAACGTTACGTTAATTTGCCAATCTTCAGCTGAAGCGCCATCACCACCTTCTTGTAATGCATCTACTAAAACCGAACCATTATAAACATACTTAGTAATAGTTAAGTTTTCACCAGCTTGGAATCTTTGAATTGAACCGTTTGTATTCAAATAGTTAATAAAGAAAGTATTAAGATCAGGCGGGCGTGTTTCGAAACCGCGCTCGGCAGCAATGATATTTGCTTTAAGGCCAGCTGCGTTCTTAACTTCGTAAACAACGTCTACTTCTGTTTCTGCACCGTCGATGATTGCAGTACTTGGACCCGACACATATGATGATACATCAAAACCAGTTTTGTCTGTTAACTTTACGTATTCCAATCCATTAAGATTAGTAAAGTTACAACCCTTGATAACAGTACCTTCCTGGTAGATATTATCTCCGAATTGTTCAACCTGATTTTGAAGAATCGTTTGAAGTTGAGTCAGCTCTCGTGCTTGAACGGCATAGGCTGGCTTAAACAGAATCTTATAGAACTGCTTTTCGACATCAAAGTCATCAAAATATGGTGCAATATTTAAATTTGTATTAATAGGCATCTATTTGAGTTTCCTTAAAATTCTAAGACCAACTTATATTCTTCTCTTGAGGAATCTTCTCTTTCTAGAGGGAAGAAATCTTCCATGAAGTATACTGTTCCGGATCTCTGAGTATATCTTGATTCAATAACATTATTAGCTACTGGTGTATTTATCTGTATTCTTTGTCCTGTCGCGCTGGTTATATTTTTAGTATAATCAAACGAAATGTCGTTATTAGATGTATTTATCTGCGGTCCCATGTAGTTACAGAGAAATACTGTATTTGAACTTGCTACTATATCATGTACTCTAGCACTGAAGTTAACTTCACCATTAACATCTTTTTGAGTAACAATATCATCTATTTGAAACTTCGCGAAATCGTCAGTTGTAATTTCTAATCTATTATCAAATACATCAGGTGATGCAGTATTTGCTGTTTCAGGATCTTCAGTGAATGCTGGATTCTTTACTAATCCAATAGCTGAATAAGTATTAGTGGCTCCAATTTGATTATTATCTGTTTCTGTAATATAAGCATACACCATTACATTTCGACAGTGCATCTCATCAATTAAATTAAAGTTGTGATAACCTTCTGGAGAAAGAACTGGTCTTAGCTTTGCTCTTATATCTACTGTATTTTCTTCATCAGGTTCCCAATCAAAGTTAGGATCAAGAACACTTGCTGTTGCGTTATTGTAGTTTTTGCCTGGATCTAATACTTCAATATTAGTAATTGTACCATCTACGATTCTTGGAATAGCAACTGCGCCTTCGCCATCACCTGTAATTTTAATCGTTGGTAATATTTTAATAGACGAGTTAATAGTAACTCCGTCAGTCTTTGGATCACCAATACATTTTACTCTTAACCTACGAGCAGCACCATCATAAACAGTACCTTCAACCACGTAAGTATAAGAAACGCCGTTTGGTGTAGTTATAAAGATTGACATACCCGCGTAATAGTTAGTAATTTCACTTGGATCTGTAGCAAGAAGTATAAGTGTTCCATCGCTTTGAGGAGGCGAAGAAATTACACCGTTTGCTAATTCAGGATAACCCTGATTATCAAGGTAATTTTCTACAAATATATCTGAAACTTCTGAACCTGAAATAACGTTATTAGCATCTGCTTCAATATCAGGATTAATTTCAAAAGTACCAACCAATGGAATATAACCAGCTGCGTTATATGCTTCAAATTGCTGCTCTGTTAAATAATACATGAACTTCCAAACATAACCGTCTGGCATTCTGTAAATTTGTTGTTCCGTTGTAGGATTAAAGTTTGGTGGAACAGTTGATTTAGCACCATTGTTATTAGATAAACATTTATAAATTCTATAGTCACCGGAATCGTTATTCGTTGGACCTACTACAGAATAAAAGTTTGTTCCTTCTAAATCAATTTGATCGTCATATTGCGTATATGTCGCATCTTTTTGCCAAGGATAATATCTGATCATGAATTTAATATCACTTTCAAATACTTGCTTACCAAAAAGAATCCCTTCTTTAAAATCCATTTTAGAGCTCAAAGAGTTAACGGCAGAATTTCTATTCAACTCGCCAATAACGGTTGAAGAAATCATGAAGTAGAACTCGTTATCAAGCAGTTCTTGATAGAACTGCCTAGTAGTATCGGACTTCATTTTAGTTGTTAAAATTTTTGCCATTTCACTTTACCCTAGCTTTTGTAATATTTATAAACAATTTTAGCCTCTTCTGCGAATACGTCGTCTTGGATATTGAACGCCAGTCGTAGTTCTTAATCTAAAATTTCTTCTTGGGAAATTATTTCCGCTTACTTGTCTTTGGTTATACCAGCGAGCTATTCTATTAGGTGCGCCTTGAAGGCTTTCGGTTTCCATAGGATCATCGAGATCGCTGTCGTACATCTCTTCTTCGATCGAATTATTTATTAGATAATTTATCGCCCTGCCCTGGGTTATGTTTTGCCAGTGTTCTGCTAAACAAGCAAATATACCTGCAATCTGTGGAGCTGCCATACTTGTTCCTTGTAATTTACCTAACAAATACGCGCCGTTTCTAGGGTCAGCCTGACCGCCTGTTAACAATGAACTTTGTATACCTTCACCTGCTGCGTATACAGTAACTTTGTTTCCACAATTACTAAATCCGGCTTTTGCTTCGTCAACATCATTTGATAACGCACCAACGGTTATTTGATTTGGGTGACCAGACTGAGAGCCGCTACCTCTATGGATATAAAACTGGAAAGGAACAAACGTTGATGGAAGAACTTCATATTGGCACGTTGCAAGGTTATTAAAATCTTGATCGCCGAGCCTTACTATTTTCCAAGAATTATTACCAGCAGACCCTGTACTAATAATACCATCATCATGCGCATCATCAATATCGCTAAATCTTGTGGTAAAATATATTGGAATTTCCATATCAGCAGTTGTGCTATTAACATAACAGCCTCGTGCCTGTAATTCTGCAACTGTTAAAGCTCTGCCAGGATCAAAATCTACACCTCTATAATCGATGGCCTCTATAAGACCAAAGCCACCGCTTTTTGTTGGGTGCCCTGGAAATAGTAGAGAGTTATAACTGTGGTTTGTAATTGTAGGATTGCGTCTACCAGTTTCAGGATTAATTGGTTTAGAATTATGCCATGCTCTTATAAAATCCCAAACTAATGCACCAGAACCTAGAGAGCCATTTGGACCATTGCCATATGGATAAATGTTGTATATGTTTGCATCGCGAGCCCAACCTTGAGTATTACCAGCAACAGTTCCGGCTACGTGCATACCATGATTATTTTGTTCGACGTTCGATGGATCAGTATAACTACCATTGGTTTCGTATAAGTAAGTATCACTAGGTGTACCTATTACTTGCGGATTTAAAGAAAACCAGTTAAATTGTACTACGCGAGATCCTCCAGTTCCGTCAGCATTAACAGCAAACTCTGGATGATCTGGATCAATGTGGCCATCAACAATTACAACATCAACATTTTTGCCTGAACCAGTAATAGTAAGCTCATCAGAAATATTAGTTATACCATCAGCGCCCCAATTAGATCTATTGAGTTCTTCGCTGTGTCTAAGTAATCCCCAGTTCGTATCAGTAGTATCTGCGAACCAGTCTTTAGAAAACTTTTCATCTATTTTATAACCATCAGGTACAGTAAAATCATTAAGTGCAGCTAAATCAACATCAGCTACTCGATCGTCTTGCTTAACCAACTCTACCTCATCGGGAGTTAGCATATAGTGAGTGTTACGACTAATTAGTCTTCTATTAGCTACTTCAACAGCTCGGCCCGGAATGAATAAATCACCACCTTCGGTCTCCATGTCCTCATAGAAAGATTCAAGATCTTCCTTATTATGAAGTGCGACGATATATTCTAGTTGCATGTCTTACGCCTCTAACTGTAGAATATTAAGTGATACTGAAATAGCGTTTGACCCTGAAGCTTTACTCTCTACTTTAACTGGAATGTTTGTAGTTGGTGTACCTTCTAAATTAAAACCAGTTATTCCTGGCGCTATTATTACAGTTTCTGCACCAGTTGTAATTACTTCAGCAATAACACCTGCGTCTGGTAGAGGATCAGTAAATTCATCTCTTGTAGCATCAGCTACGCGTGAAGAATTGTTGGCATAAATTGTTACCCAAGCAGCGTGGCTTGTCTCGATTGTTAATAGCGCGTAAGTTTTAAATCCTGAAATGTCTATGTTTGCAGAAACTCCGTTTGCAATTGAAGCGGTTGTACTAGTAGCAACAGTTCTATTCTGAAGAGTACTACCTACGCCGCCACCTGCGCCAGCATTTGCAAGTTCTTGCCAAGCACCAGAATGAGCAAAGTATGCTTTACCAGTACTGTGTACGTGTGCGAACATACCGTGATATGAATTAGCATCTGGTAAATCAGACAATTGTGAATATACGTTACCGAATAATACTTTGTTTCCACCCATATCTAAATCAGCGCCAGTAACAGCATCAATAGCATCAGCATCTGTATATGATGCGCCTGAGCCAGCTTGCTCTACCCACTCATAATCAGTTCCACTCCAAGAAAGGATATATCCTGTTGCTGGAGCAACTGCCGAATTTAAATGTGCGTCAACGTCGTCGTTACCATATGCGCCACCAGTAATATCGCTTAAAAGAGCATATGTGCCACCAGTACCAGGTGGAAGAGTGTGTCCATTAAGTGTAGTACCAATTTCTGCTGATGTACCAACATCTAATGTTCCAGCAGTTGCAAAGTTGTTTGCACTCACTGTTCCAAAGGTGCTAATATCAAATGTTTGCCCGTCTAAGTTTCCACCTAATTGAGGAGTATCATCTTGCACGAGATCGGTAAGAAAGTCTCCACTACCTGAGGTGAATGAGAAAGTACCATCTCCATCTGTTTGAAGAAACATTCCAGCTGCGCCGTCAGTAATAGGGCTGTCTGGAAGAGTCAATAAACCAATATCGTACAACTCATCAAAGTTGTCGTTCGTTTTAGACATGGCCGTGCGTATAGGATCGCCCGTTCCGTCGTTGGCTTCCTCGCCTATGTTAATTATTTTCTTAGCCATGATTACTCCTAAAGTTTTATAGCTTTAATTAGTTATTTATTTAACTACTAGTTATCGTTATCAACCGTAAATGTTACTGTATCATCTACTGTATATACAAAATTATCTGCCCGTACTACTTGATCGCCAAAGTCTTGATTAGGACCAACAATTGGATCACCACCTACAACATAATCATCTTTACGTATTACTTGCAACTTAGCCGACATTCCCGGCCCTGTGGTTTGCTCATAAGCAAATTGACCAAATAGTTTAGAACCTGCTAAGTGGACTGTATCTTTTACAACATCGTGGTATTTATTTTGATCTACAACAGATTTAATTACGTAAGAATATTCTTGGTATAAATCACTATCCTGAATTTTCATTTCAGAATCATAATATTTAAATTGTTTATCTATTGGGTCTGTGTAATAACCATTAATTTGAGATGATTCACTTCCCCAGAATCCAGCTGTAATACCTTGTGATTTTGCGCTAAGCACTGCACGAGCATGATGAGTACCTTCATCGTCAACTAGTGTAACAATTTCTCCGTCGTTATAACCGAAGCCAGAGTTTCTTACTTCAGCTGCTGATATTCTACCTTGTGAGAATAGTGTTTCATTTTGTATGTCAGCGTTTAAACCGAATTTTTCTGAATTATAATCTTTGTTAACTGCACTTATAGTATATGTATGACCTTTGTGCGTAAACGAAGAGCCAGTTCCGCCTCGGAATCCGTAATAATCATATGGAGTTACATATAATACGCCATTAGTATTATCAATAGCGTTAATAATTCCTGTTACGTTATTAGAAGGTTGTTGAACTAAGTCGCCTACAGAAAACGAAGCAGAGAAGTTTGAAACTACAATAATTTGATCATATCTATCAAACGCAGTCATTACTTCATCTATTGCAATACTAAATGTATCGTTAACGTAATCAGCACCTGGGTTTATGTTCTCAAAAGATTTAATTGTACCAATAGTAAATGGTTCTAAATCGAATGCTTCATCTATTGGAGTGAAACGAGTTACTGGGTTTGCCGTACCTGACATTGGAATTAAGGCCGGTGGAACTGTATTATAATTTGATGAATCGATTGGTACTGCTAAGAAATTACTAATAAGATCTGTAATCAATGAAACGCTCGACGTATTTTCTAATTCTTCTACTTTAACATCAGTTATAACGCCAGTGTTTGCATATAAAGCGCCAGGTGAAGAATCATTTACAGCTGATATAGAAAAGATCTCGCCAGTATCTGGACCGGCTACAAATCTTTGAATTGTAAAGTTATCAGGATCGCCATTTTCATCTACACGACCTACGGTTGAAATTGGTCTAGTAATATCGAACGAATCGCCAGGTTCCATTTTAACACCAACCGCAATAGAGTTTTGTCCAATAACTGTACCTTGGTTATTACCGGTGTCTCTTAATATTTCAAGTTCACGGAATCTAAAAGTTTCGTTTGGTAAAACTACAACTTGGTTTGATACTAATAACTTTGTGTTATTGATCGTATAACCATAACCGCCATCTTCGATATTATATTTAATTGTGCCTGTAAATTCAGATTCTAGTCCTGTAACGATGGCTGTACCACCTTTACCATATTGAGATTTAATATCAAATATGTCGCCAATATTATTATCGGTTGTTCCACCAAAAGTTGCATCAATTGCTAAACCATCAGCAGAACCATTTAATTTACCAAACGCAACATCTTCGCCGCCTATGCGACACATGATGTCATCGAACTTTGTAAATAAGCCTTTGGTTCCTGTAATATAAATGATAGGTGTTAGTGTGCCATTTAAATATACAAAGTTAATTTTATCTACAATAGCTTTTGCTTTAGTAATAGATCCATAAATGTTTCTACTTAATAAATCAATATACTCGTATCGTACACCTTTAGTTGATAAAAAGCTATTGTTGTTTGGAATCATTTGTAAGAACGTACCAGATTTCCAAATAGAATCTGATGCTTTGAGCATATACTTTGCGGGGTACTGTACTTGAATATCTTCTGCGTAGAACATTCTAAAGAATAGTACTAAACCAGATTCTGTACCTTTACGCCTATATAAATCTAATACATTACGTATAACAAATCGTACTGTTTTGTCGTCATCAAGCTGCGGTAAATCATCCATGTATTTCTTTTTAAAGAAAATTAGCATTTCAGAAAGTGTTGAACCTACATCTCGATATTCGAATAATCTACGAGAGTTATAAACGCCCATATTAGGCTGTGATTCTACGAACTTATAATAATGTTCTACCATTGCAACTAGTTCAGAACCGTGCTCTCTAAAATGAGCAGGGAACTGCTGTGCGATTTTAAACGCAATATTCTTTTCAACTAGCGTAACGGAATTATCAGCCATTTTATCTAACCTCTACCATATTGATTGTTACGTCATCGTCGAGTATAATAAAGATTCTTCCTGCAGGAGATTTAATATCATCAGCTGCAGTAGTTGCCATAATTTTGATTCCTGAACCTCTATAACCATCAACTTTAAAGTCAACCAAATTGATTTCGCCTGTTTCGTAATTTACTTTACCAGCAATTGGCTTAACGATCTGTGGGTTAGCAACATCTGAAGTTACAATTTGAATATTACCGATACCATCGTCTTGGAAATATGATTCAACACCATTAAATGAGAATGCACCACTTACAACAGCTGGTTTATAATCTTTAAATCCATTAGTATCTTTAAATGGATATGGTTTAACAAGTTTTGTATAGAATTTAAATGATGGTGAAGATGCAATATTAAGTGCAGGTGAATAAACAACATAAGGACAAACATTAATTTCGTTACTCAATATTGATTCGTCAGTAGCATCAATGTTTGAAGATAGTTTAGATAATCTTAAAGTTGTATCAAAGTCATCTAAGTAAGTTGTATTATAAGTTTGGATTGTATTTCTAATATTTGCTTCAATCTCGCCAGCTGATTTCTTAGTAATTTTAGTATTGAATGAAACCTTTGCCTCAACGCATGCGTAAATAAATTCTGATGCAATAAAGATTGGTTCAATTCCAAGAGGACTCTTTTCTTTTAAGAATTTAATATATGCTGCAGATAATACTTGGCTTAATCCTTCTCTTCCTTCTCCAAGATAAACTGATATAGCAACTTTACCAAATTGTGGTGGTTCTAATGTTTCACCGCCGTAAGCTGCAACTGAATCAATTTCTGGGAAGTTTTGTTTTAATAAGATTTCGTAATCGTTTGTTGTGATTGCTCTTTCTTGAATTTGTAAAGACTTAGGAGCAAAGTAACGAATGTTTTCTAATGTTTCTCGATCAGCTCCGCCTTGAGCTATATCTATAGTATTACATTTAATAGTTGCGGAAGGACTTACTGAGCCTAAATCAAACGTTTCAGCACCATTTGCTTCTGTGCCTGATGTAATACGATATCTTACTCGAATATCTTCGAATGCTTCAGGTTGTAAACCAAACACGTTATTACCAAAGTAAACTGTATAACGGCCATCGTAATATGGTTCTACATAGAATACTTTATCTGTTGGACCTACACCAAATAAGTCATCTTTACGAATAAACTTATTTGCATCTTCTGTAGCTTCAGCATCAACGAATACTTCGATTGAATCTGTATCAGCGTTTTCGTTTGTAAGAATAACTCTAAGAATACCATCGGCACCAATGAAGTAACCTTCTCTTTCAAATGATGATAGCATTTCGCCTTCAAAGATTTCTACATTTTCTGCAACGAATGTTCCAAGACCAGTTTTACGAGCAACATATGTTACGTCATTCACAAAGTTAAATTGCTGACCTTGGAATGATGTTGTAAAATCAGAATATGCTGGAATTGTAATGGTTTGATCTTTAACAGTAGTGTCAGTAATTACTACATCTACCAATGCTCGTGCTGATCTTCTTGAACGTGGAAGATAGTTAAGTTCTTTTGCATGAGACATAACTGAGTTTTTCAACACAGCTGAATCTAAGAACATTTCATTAACTGCCATGTTTGTATAGAAGTTATTTTGATATGTGTTATAAGCCAAGACATCTAAGAACACTGACATGTTCGAGCCTTCAAAGTTATAATCTTTGAACTGCGTCTGGCTTTTCAGATAAGTTTTAAATTGGCCTTTGATCGATTCAAAATCCAACTCTGAAATATTAAGTTTAGCCATTTATCGTGTCCTCTCTAAGAATACATCTAGCTTAATCGGCTGCTGTACGTTTGTTATGTAAAATTGAATATTAACTCGAACTACATTGTCGTCTATATCAGAAGATGCTATAACATCGATAAGCTCTGCTCTTGGTTCGTGCAATTCAATAGTGGTTCTTACTTGGTTTTGAATCAATACTAAAACTGCAGGAGTGATGTTTTCAAACAATAAAGCATTAATATCTCCGCCAAGATCAGGCTGCATTAATCTTTCACCACGATCAGTAAGAATAAGATTTTTGATAGCTTCTTTTACTGAGTCTTCGTCTTTCCAAACGGTCATGTCAAGAGATATAGGACTAATTTCAAGATTCTTTTTAAAATCTTGATATAAGTTAATCTTCTTGCTTTTAGCCGTAAATACGTTGGCTACCATTATTCGCTCCTGTTATCCTCTGATCTATTATCCCATTGCTTTTTACGGCCAACATCGAGGTGTATACTTTTATCGTTTAATCCTATACCTCGGAAACCTTGTTTAATAGCAAGATCTCTAAAATTCTCTGCATCGTTTTTAGGACTATATCCAGCCCAAGTTATAGAAATTGCGTTACCATTTAAATACTGAATTGACTTATCACCTTTAATCTTATCGTTATATTGAACACTTGTCCAACCTTCTTTAAGAATTAATGGTCCTTTAATTATTCCTTCGTCCTTTGCCTTCTTGTATAATCTTAAGAGCATAACTCTTAAATCGATATTAATCATTTCCCAACCTTCTCGAGCTGGTTTCATATCAGTAACCCAGTCACCTTCAATCTGTATTCTTGTATCTGAACCATCTTTTAAAGCTGACCATGATGGCAAGTCTCTATATTCAAATACAGAAATAGGCTTAAAGTTTCCTGCAAGCGTGAACTGTTCTCTTGCATTATTTATCTGTTCTCGCCTTGCTTCAGCTGATAATCTTATTGCTCCTGCCCTAATTGCTTCACCAGTAATTCTGTTAGAAGCATTTGAAAGTG